GGCTCTCGATGAGCAGGATGTTCCAGAAACTGATAGGTTTATGGTAGTTCCGCCTGCTATTATGGCTAAATTTATGACTTCTGACCTTCGCATGGCGCATGAAATGGGTGATAATAAATCTATTGTACGCACTATGGATGTTGGGTCAGTAGCTAATTTTAGTTTTTATACCTCTAATTTGTTAGCTCGAGACGCTAATGGTTACCATTGTGTGTTTGGTTCAAAGAAATCATTAGTGTATATTATGCAGCTAACAAAGAATGAGCTTTATAGGCCACAGCAGACTTTTGCTAATGCTATGAAGGGTCTTGCGGTTTATGATTTTGCTGTCTTGTATCCAAAGCTGTTTGGTCATTTATATGCTATCTAAATGAATTAGGGGGGGCACTTCGGTGCCCCCTTTTGGAGGAATTTATGCGATATATTAAAAATACAGATACAGGCGTTTTATTTGAAGTAACACCTATTTTGGAGAAAGAGGTAGAACGTCGGAGATTTACCAATTTAATTCTAATTGATGACGAGGAAATAGATTCTTCCGACGAGACTACTGAAACAGATTCAGATGATGTTACTACAAATAAAAAGCGTGGTAGGAAAGCATAAATGACTTACCAAGATATTATTGATGCAACCAGACGTAAATTAGATGACTTGGTTGACCCATTCTTATGGTCAGATGATGACTTAATAGATGCGTTAAATCAAGCATTATCTTATTTAGTTACGAATGCCAGTTTATTGCATAGTGATAGAACTATGCCTGTTACGGCTGGTTCGTCTGTAATTACTGTTGATAAAAGTATTTTTGGTATTTTAAGTTGTAAATTTAATACATCTGTATTGCAAAAAGTTGATTATAGTTATTTAGTTAATCTATATTCAATAATTGATATTCCTACGACTGATATTCCTCAATTATATCATTTTGATAATGTTTCAAAACAGATTTTTTTCTACCCAATCCCCAAAATAGATGGCACATTATTTTTAAGAACGCAGGATACCATCTTTATTACTGTTAGCAATTTGAATACTTCAATTGCGTTTGAAGAAAGTTGGCAACCTTCATTAGTAGATGGTGTTTGTGCTTTTGCTTATCGTAAGGCTGATACTGAAGTTTATGACCGTCAAATAGCTGATAGTTATTTACAGCGGTTCAACCAATGGGTGGAATACTTAAAACAAAAAGTGTTATTACAAACACAAAGTTATATTCATACAACTGGAATACCACGAGGATTATTGTGAAACCTATAGTTTTTAATAAATTTGAAGGGTCACAAAAATTACAAGATAATTCTATTAGATTTTTATATAATTATTTAGTGACCCGTGATAGGCGTTTACGCAAAGTTCCTAAATTTGGTGTTTTTCAATCATTTTATAAAGCACATTCGCTTTTTACTTTTGGTGATTATTTATTTTTTGTTGCCAGAGCTAATGCAACAGATAATGATTCTTTATTTTTATATAATTTAGGAACTAACCAACAACAAATGTTGCGCTCTTTATCCTCTAAAGATAAACCTGTTTTTTATGCGATGTTAGATGAGGATACATTTTTGATAGGAAACACAGATTTCTTATCAATGTTTGTTGAGGATACATTTAAGGATGTTAGTATTGGATTACCACCGTGTGATAATTTAGTTATTTATCAGGCACGGTTAATGGGTAATCGTAATGATACATTGCTTTTTACTTTTCCGTTTAATTTTGAATTTGATAGCACAACAAATAGTATGACATTTGATGCTATCATTACAAATTTATATGTTTTAGCCACAGGTTTATTAGTCACCACAATGCAAGATGTTTCTTTATTAACGGATGAATTTCCGTTACCAAAACGCACAATTTTAGCACAAGAAGGTGTATTGCCTAACACTATTAGTTCTTTTTATTATAAGGATACTGAATTTTTAGTTTGGGCAAGTCCAACTGGTTTGAGACTATATAATGGGCAGCAAGTAATGCCTGTTAGTGATAATAAAATAGATTTTCAAGCATCTGGTAGAGGTGCTGTATTTTCAGTTCCAGAGTTTGATTTGACTGGTGTAGGCTTACAGCAAGTTGGTTTTGGTGACCAAATGGATGCTGTAATTATTCGAAATGGTAAATTGATTTAGGAGGTTTCAGATGAGTAATATTAAATTACATGGTTTGTGGGAAATGCAGCACATTCGTGATGGAAAAGTGTTGCATAAAGAATGTGGAGAAAACATAGTTCCTTATGAAGGTATGAACCGTCTTTTGGATGCTGTGCGTGGTGGTGCTACTTTGCCTACCACTTGGTATGTATCATTGTTTAAAGCTAATGTTACACCTGCTTTAACAGATACTGCCAGCACAGCATTGGGTTCTAATGGTAGTTATGGTGAATGCCAGGATGCTGATTTTTCACCAAATACTAATCGCACGCAAATTACATTTGGCGCCGCATCTAATGGTAGTATGAGTTCAACAAATACTATTCAGTTCACTGCACAGCAGAATTTGACTGTATATGGTGGATTTGTTACTAATACTCAACCAAAAAATGATACAACAGGCGTTTTATTATCAGCTAAACGATTTGCGTCTGCACGGTCTGTGCTACAGAATGATATTATTCAAGTAACAGTTACATATACCATGACATCCAATTAAAATCAGGGTGGCCGCAAGGCCACCTTTTTGCAGGTAGGGTATGGCAACATATTATTTAGATTATAAAAATGGCAATGATAATAACGACGGATTAGGTTGGTCAACAACTAAAAGGACATTATCAGCATTAAGTAACCTTAATCCAGGTGATATTATTAAATTTGCTAAAAGTCCACCACCAGTTTCAATTGGCAATGCTACTTGGACAAATTTATCCAAAGCTGTCCAATTAGCGACAGTACAAAATGCGATAATTGACCAATGTGAAACGACCTGGACAGCTGCGAATAGTAATGTATCATGCGACACTATTACTGCTTTCCATAAATCTGGTTCATATAGTATTTCAATTAATATTCAAGATGGTTTTACAACTGGCAAAGTTGCTTATAAATCAGTAAACAATTTAGATTTAAGTAATTATTCTAAAATTTCATTTTGGTTAGACGTAGTAAGTACTGTTGCAACAGGTCAGATATTTCAAATTAAATTATGTTCAGATAGTTCTGGGGATACACCAGTTAAAACATTTAATATTCCAGCATTTCCAGTAATATCTAATTGGATACCACTTACTTTATCATCCAATGAAGGTGGTAGTATAGGTTCTGGAATAAATTCAATTGCTTTATACGCTTTAAGTGACCCTAATGCTCTTGCACTTTATTTAGATAATATTGTTGCTTGCACTGACTCTGGGCTTCATTTAGGCGCCTTGATTTCAAAAAATAATTTAGAACAAGGTGGTGATGAACCTTGGCTTGCTATTCAATCTATTGATGTTTCAAATGGAATTGAAACTATTTACCTTGACCAATATGTCAGTGCTAATTCAACTGATGGTCAAGGTTATTATGGAGTTACAGAGACAGTTCCAACATATATTAGAGACACAATACTAACAGATATAGTATCTGATGGTTCAACTGTTATCCAATCATTATCATATAGTGGCTCATCCAGTGGTTATATTGAATTACAAGGTGGTTATAACACGACAAATGATACACAAGATGGTGAGACAATCTTTAATGGCCAATGTGGTAATGGAATAGGTTTATCAATTAACAATCAAAATTACATAAAAATAAATAGGTTAAATTTTGTAAGAGACTATCAAGGATTAGTTTTAAATGGCAATTATAACTATATTCAAAATTTATGTAACTGTAATAATAACACAGATACAGGTATTATATTATCAGGTAATAATTTAATTATAGATTATATTGGTAATAGTTGTAATAATTATTTTGGTATATCAATAAGTAATTGTTCATATGCAACTATTACTTGTATTAAACATGTAAACAATAATTCTACACATAATTTATATTTATCATCAATAAAATATAGTAATATAAATGAAATTTATCAAGCATGTAATAATGGTAATCTAAATTCTAATGGTAATAATTATGGTATTTATTTAGTTAATTCGTCATATAATACATTTAATTTGATAAATGAAATAAATTCTATTACTTCTAATAATTTATATATAGATGCAAATAGTAATTTTAATTTATTTAAATCAATTCATAGCATTAAAGCATCATCTAATGTATATCCAATAGCCTTATATAGTAACCATAATACATTCTATCAAATTGATGAAATCGCTAATTATCCTATATATTTAAAGGGTAGAGAGAATAAATTTTGGAATTTAACATTCAATAATTCTAATTATGCTTTTTATATAAATAATACTTTTGGAACACATTATTTTGCTAATGCTAAATTTAACAATGTTACTAATTTAATAACTGGTAGTTGGCCAACTACTTATGAATCATATATTTATATTCATAATTATCAACAAACAGCTAATAATCATTTAATTTTAATGTTAAATGGTCAGATAAATTCAACGACAGCTACCATACATTCAGCCACCGGTATTGCCTGGGAATTAAAACCAACTGGAACGACTCGAGCTGCACAGAGACCTGTAGAATTGGTTATTGGAAGATTTGCTATTCAAGCTAATCAACCAACTACAATATCTGCTTGGTTCCGACGCACAAATACAGCTATTACAGGTAGATTAGTATGTAAGGGTAGACAGTTAGCTGGTATTACAGATGATGTAATAGCAACAATGTCAGCATCAGCTAATACGTGGGAACAATTAAGTATTACCGTTACACCAACTGAAACAGGTGTTATAGAAGTTGTTGCGCAAGCGTTTGGTGGCACTTCCTATTCTGTTTTTGTTGATGATGTGACTACGAGTTAAAAATATGAGTTTACTTCCTGCACAAAATTTATTAACATTAGATTATGCTTATTTAGGTAAACCTTTTTGTGATACCACTGTTAAAATTAGTGTAAGTCTTAATACATTAGATTATGCCTATTTAGCTACGCCATTTAATGGTCATGATGCTGGATTATATTATTTTTTGACATTATCAGATATTTTAAACACACAAGCGGATGTTAATGGTGTATTATTTTTCCCACTTTTATTAGATGATGAACTATATTTTTTCGATTTAATTTATACAGGTAATTTCATTTTTACGGTATCACATATATCTGATGATATTACGCCTATTATTATTTATAATGATAATGCTGGCAGTGATGTTACTTGGATTGATAAGTCACGTTTTGGACAATTCTTTGGACATAATTTAATTGATACATCTAATTTTGTTCAAGATTTTATTTATACAATTCTTGAAAATATAGTTGCTAAATTTAATGTTGGATATTCTGTAACAACACTTCAACATATTCTGGATACTCTTGCAAATACCTGTAGTATTCAACAATCTATACAAGATAAAATTTCTTGGGGTATTGCATCAACATTAAACTTTACTGATTCAAGTTTTACTGGAAAAATTATTTGGGGTTTAGCAGATAAATTACAAGTAACTGATAAATTTAATACAATCTATCATATTTATGAAAACGTTTTCATTTTTTTGCAGAATAATTTAGATATAACAGGAAACCGATGGTTTGGGCATAATATTGATGATATTCTTCAAATTCAAAGCCAAATAGAACATTTTGGCAATGCAGTTGAAGAATTAAAATCAGTTATTGATGTATCTGACACATGGGTTCAATTATTAGCTTTTCAATGTGCATTAAATGAACTTTGCAATTTATTAGAACAACTTTATTGGGTTCAACATGTAAATATTACTGATGAGTTAAATGCTGATGATAATGTATTCCAACAATTAAGTTTTAAGCTTGAACAAGCAGAACAATTTATTTTAGCTGGTGAATTAATTCTTGCACAACAATCTTTATTAGTTACTCTACAAGAGTTAATACAAATTGCACCAGAGCTTAAATTAGACCTTCAACAGATTTATAATTTATTTGAAACACTTATTGTTGTTGACAGAGCTGATACCTTTATTATTCCATACTTTGGTTCTGGCGTTTCAGTTAGTGTGCCTGATACAGTTACGACTGTTTTATTATATCATCCAACATTAGGTATGGGAGCTGCCAGTTACCCATATGTATCTTACGCATTTAACACTACACATAAAATGTTATTTGCCGCTGGATTAGGTGGTGTATATCAACTAACCAAAGAACAGACTAATGCTACAGCTGGGTTAGTATTAGATATGGCATATTTATCTTCGCCAACCAAGAAATTTTTATATGATTTGTATGTTGATGGAGAAATTAATAAACCATATCAAGTCAAAATTCAAACCGATATGCAGCAAACAACCTATACTGGTCAATATAAGAGATTAAAAATTGGTAAAGGTTTAATTGGAACAAAATTAAAATTTATTTTACAAGATATTGATGCTATCAATGAACTTGTATTTACTCCAATTGAGAGTAGGAGGAGTAAATGATACCATTACCATCAGTTCCACAATTATTAGACCCTCAATATAATATTGAGGATTTTAAACCATCATTTGTAGAACTATCTACTCTTACGATTCCGACGCCTCAAATTCAAATTCCAAACATTGCACATGAAACTTTACCAGATGTTAATATAAATCCACCTAATTTTTCTATGGATACAATATTATCTTCTGCTAAAGATAAAGTTGAAGACTTTGTAGCACAATATATTTCAGCTTATTTAACTGATTTTTATAATAATAAAGTAGTAAATCAATTAAATGCATCTAAATATAAGGTTTTGATTGATAGTTTATTAAGTGATATTTTAGTGCAATTAGCAAATTTAGGTATCTTACCAAATGTTACTATACCTACGATGGTTGACCCTGTAAGAGAGGCTATTAATAAATGTATTTTAGATATAAATACAATTGTTGATAAGAACATTCTGGATAAAATTACTACTACTGATAAACTTGCTGCATTAGGTTTCAAAAAACAAACTGGCCCTATGACAGAGGTTTTGGATAGAATTGATTATGATTCTTGGACGCAACGGAATGCTATTGTTTTACAAACTAAAGCACAAGTTATAAATCAAATATTACAGTTAATAGCAAATTTACTTGATAAGTTAATCTATGCTCAATTTGATTATTATTCATATGCATATAGAAATTTAAGGGATGTTTATTTAGATGCAGTTAGACAATTATTTTATTCATTTGGTTCCATAGCACAAGTTTGGAGTGATAGTATTTTTGACCCAATTTTTCAACGCATTATGTGGTATTCAGATGTTGCTATTAATTTAGATAGTATAAGGGCTGAAATTCAAGCTAATATTGCTGCTACTACATATCAAGCTCAAGTAAGAAAATATCAAAGTCAACTTGAATTAGAAGTTGCATTTAATTCGGCTTTAGTGAATTTGTATAATTTAAATTTAGCCAAAGCTAAAGCTTGGATTGACGCTGAATTTAATGCTAATAAATTAAACATAGAAACATTAAAAAATGCCATAGCACGAGTAGAAATGGAACAACTTGAACATAGTAAGCAAGCTACTTTAATAGACTTATTAACTACACGACAAAAATTTGAAATTGAACGTAGACGGTTACTTGCATTAAGATATTTACAATTGCTTGCTGAAATCAATCACTACAAAACTACAATTGACATTTATCAAGCAAATGTTGAGCGTATGTCTGCTGACATTGATAAATATAGTTTAGAGTATAAAAAATTCAAAGCCAAAGCATCTTTAGCTGAAATCCAAATAAATAATGTTAAATTACAATATGATTTACAGTCCCAGCAATTAAATGTTAATGATAAATTACTATCTGTGCTTGCTAAATTAGGACAAAGTGATATTCAATTATATGACTATGCGGACCGAATTTTACAAAAACAAATGCAAGCATTTGAACATGAATTACAAATTAAAGATAGACAAGCTAAAGCGACGTTACAAGAATTACTGGCAAATAATAGAATAACGAATTTCCAACAATTATTTTCTTATGAACAAGAACAACGCAGCCAATTAAGTCACCGTTATATTAGTGATAGACAAGATTACGGAAAGGATAAAGCTGCTATTGAACAAGATAGAATAATGAATACAACAACAAATAGAACAAATGCCACTTCGGCAGCAATATTTGGTGTTGCGAGGTATCAACATATTGAAGAATTGATTAGGGCTTGTGCTATGGCACATGCAAAAGTAACAGCAACAATTTATGAAGCAGCTAAACCATAATTGAGGAGATTTGATATGGGTGCTGATTGTAGTTATGGAGATTTATGGATTGCTTTATCTGACCCAACATACCCTCAAACAGGTGAGGCTACACCACCTGTATCATTAACATTAGCAAATAGATTAGGTTTTGCAGGGCAACAACAAAATGTCGGTTTTTTACCAACTTTAGGATATTTAGCAGAGGGTAATGGTTCTGCTCCATCAAATCAATCTACTGATGGTCTTTCACCCCCACCTGCATTAAATCAAGTTGATGCACCTTGTCTTGAAATGGACTGGTTACCAGATGGTAGTGCAGATATTAGTTTAACACCAAGTAATCCTGATTTTAATTTTAGTGCTATTGTTCATCAAGAACAATCTAAAATATCAATACCAGAATTAGGTAATATAAATGCTATAAATACAAATGTTGAGCAATTGGGACAATTACCTAATTTAGATGTAAATTGGGAATATCCAAATATTCAAATACCTACATTAAATTTAACAATACCAGACATACAGCAACAAGCACCATCTTTATTATCAAGTGCTACTATACCAACCAATACTTTAAATAATTTTACTTTACCAAAGCCAGGTCAAGTAACACCAATTACGATAACATTATTAAATCTTGCTAATTTATTATTACAGATAAAACCAACTCAAATTACAACAAGTGTTGGTGATGTTGCTAAATCTAAAATTGCTGAAATTGTTACTGATATTTTTACATATATTAATGATTTTTTAACAAAATTAAACTTTACAATACAAGATTATAATTTTGAATCATTAGCGAAAGATGTTATTCAAAAATGTTTAAGTTTTATTCCAAATTGCCAAGCACCAATTCAAAATTTACCTTACTCATTAGTAAATACATTTACCCCAAAAACAAATCGTGTCTTAAAACAACAAATACAAAGTGATAAACTTTTTACAGCATTACATAACTATTTAGATACCTGGGTTGCTGACCAACATTTAATTGCACAATTTCAAAATAATATACAACGATTACTGCAAGTTAACTTAAATCGAACTATAACAATCAATAATGTTGCTGGAATAGTAAGTCAAATATTACAACAGATTTTAGATACGAAATTACAGCAAGATGATATTACTTTACAGAATATCTTACATTTATTTACCTTAAAAGGTCAATTAGAAGGGTTTGTTACAATGGCTAAAGAAGTGCCTTTACAAGTCCAGGAATGGCGGGCTCGTATTGAGGCTAACATAGATATGGTGTTATCTTATAGCCAACGTAAATCTCAAGAGTATCAAATTTTATATGACAGAATTAAATCTGATGTAACAGCATATGAGTTGCAAATTCAGAAATTAGTTAATACTAAATTAAGTGAGCATATTGCGGCAGACCTTCAAAATCAACTTCAAATGAGTTTAGCTAAATTAGCTGAATTAGATAATAAATTAGCAGCACAATATGTAAACCAAATCAATGAATTAAATAGTGGATTATTTAATTTAGCACAAACATATTTTAATTTATATGAAAAACTAATTACTTGGGAAACATTATCCGCATATAGATTAAGAGCTGAAGCAATGTATGCTAAAGAATTAGCCAGATATGAAGCAGCACAAGTTAATAATCAAATTGCTGAAGCTGAAAAAGAAGAATTACAAATTAAATTGCAGCAATTATCAATGATTTATCAAATTTTAATGCAAGAACAGACAATATTAAGTAAGAAATATAACACTGAAAAGATAATTTATCAAACACAATTAGATGCCGCTAAAAAACTTTATGAAACAACACAGCAGCAAATTTCAATTTTACCAGATATGATTGATGCAGTTAATACAGAATTATCTGCCATATCAGCAGAACACTTTGTTCGTGAAGCAACAAAAAGTATGACTATTTATATGAATGTATATGAAAAATACTTAACTATTTTGACTGAAGAAGCTAATTTAAGTACGGAGGAAATTATAGACCAAACTATAGCTGAAGCGCAGAAAAATGCTACAATAACTGAGAATCAGGTTGAAATTAGTAAAGTTTCAGCCGCTGAAGATGGTGCAATTACAACAGGTCACATTGTTGATATTTTAGCCGACGCTGAAATTGAAAGTCATATTAAATACGGATAAATCTATGTCAGATACCGATAAACCCATTCCAGATTATACCCCACAAGAATTTTGGGATAAACGAGTTGAGCATGACCCTGACCAAAATGAATTTTGGCAGATATTCTTTTATATTGATGAATATGCCAAAGCCATAGATATATATGTATCTGAAGCATATATTCGTGGTAATGGTATGTTTTCACAAATTCTTGATGAGGAATTTAGTGATGAATATCAAAATCTTATTGATATTAAAGACCATATTAAACTTAATGATACCAAAGGTTTTTTATATGAGGATAATTCGATTTTAGATTGGGGTTTTATGGATTATAATAGAATTGTTCCTGATACTACTTTTAGAGATTGTTATGTTCCTACTGGATTAACTATTTTTTCTGAAATGCAATTTTGTTATTCTTATAAAGGTTTTGATGGTGTAGATATTGTTAAACAAGATAAACGATTTGATTTCGTAAATACTCATGGTGAATTAACAAAAGATATTCCTTTATTTGGCTATAATACTCAAATGTCTAAAATTTTATTTAATGGGCAAACATTTGAGGAAATATTACAAATTGAGTGGGATATTGTCAGTGAGTCTTCTCCAGTGATATATGAATATCTTCCATTGTCACCAGACTTAAAAATTCAAAATGGAAATTTATATAATTCTTATCGCATATATAATTCACACTATCATATAGAAATTAAACCAGATTTTAATTGTCAATTACCAACAATATGGGATTTTCGTAATACATTTAATGGGTTTTACTATATGACGTCTCCACCTAATCATAGTGTTTTTTATGCAACTGATTTTGATATATCATCGTCATTAGAATTAATATCTGCTACATATTATCATTATTCTTGTGTTGGTACGTCTCCAAATTGTACCTGTTATGGATATGACATTGAATATACACTTAATTTTAATAAACAAGGTCATTATAGTGTTATTTCAAAAAATACTCCTTTTAATCATAGTAAATTCGCAGATTTAATTTTACATCATGATATTAACTATAAAGAAGAATCTTTGCCAATACAACCAGAACAAATATATAGACATTTTCCTACAACATCAATTTATGATGAAGATATTTCTTTAGAATTTGATGTCACACAAGTTACAGAACATTCTTTGTTTAATCAAACTTTTACCTCAAATATGCATATTATAGATAAAGAATTTGGATTCGATAATGACCCACCATTACACCCAAATATACATGAATATTATTATAAATATACGGCTGGTAGTGGTGAGAAAATATATTATAGTGGTGTGCCAATTCGATTTAGTTCTCTCACACAATTACAGGATGGTGCAATAGAATGGACGATATAAAGAAAAATTGGTTTTCATGGGCACATCCTATTTTGATTGATGGGGTAGACCCTAAATCAGCTACATCCTTTGCAATTAATAGAGTTTTACAGGGATTAGTTGGTAATAATAGATATGATAGGCAAAGTTCAACAATTCCGTTAATACCAGGATTAGGTGATATTCACCACGCTTCTTTACACCAAGAACAATTTGCATGGTATGTAAATAAAGCTCAATGTTCATATACAGCAAAGGCATATACTATTATAGCACCAATACGATATAATCAAGATATTTTTTTGAAAAATTCAGAAGGTAAAGTAACAGGCGTTCCTTTATATTTTGGTATAGGTGCTCAAGTTGATTTATGTAAATTAAGGGGAACAATTAAAAACCAATCTCAAAGTGTTTTAACAGACCCAACCCAAATACAAGATGGTGTTAAATCATTACTACTTATTGGGCAATTAGATGAGTATTATTTAATTTATATGGCGTCTTATGTTGAGCCACAATTATTTGATTTATATATACGGGGTGAACCTTATTCTAATGATGCATATTATATGCGCTACTGGGATTATGAAACTATACTTCATAATGATATACAACAACAAGGAATAGTCAAACAATTTGTTATAGAAGCACATCAAAAATACCCATTAAAAAACTATATTGCAAAATATCAAACAGAGGAATATACTGATTATTGGGATAACCCGCTGTTTCAAGCGGATATGGATAAAATACCAGCAATTGAGTTATCTCGTTTTAAGTTACGAATATGGATGACAAAGATATATACGCAGGAGGCACAATAAATGTATTGGTCAGATAATGGTAAATTTGCACCAAACCCAACATTAATGGCCTTATTTCAACGGGCACATGACGATAAAATGGCAGAATTAAATGCCATTAGAGCAGCTCAACAAACGCAAGCACAAGCCGCTTTATTAAATGCACAAAGTGCAGCAGCATTAAGACCAAGTCAGTCAGCTGAACTTATGGCTCGTGCAGGCTTATACCAAGCCCAAGCGCAAGGGATACCAGCACAAAGTTATTTTTATAAAACTCATGGAAATTTACTTCAAGCACAAGCAGATGAAGCAAATGCTAAACATAATGCAGCTTTAAATGCCGACCCTAATATACTTAATACGATTTTAGGCGATTGGAATAATACACACGGTCAACTCCCTCCATATGGAACTGGTCAACAATTTACATTGGGTAATCTTAAACAGTCTTCTACTGGAAATAATCAACAAAATGGTATAGCTTTACCACTATTTGATATGTTCAATCCCAAACAATTTCCATCTGATGCAAATCTTCCACAAAATCTATTTGATGAAAATAATAAATCTACTGTTAACAATGATAAACAGGCATTACCTTCAAATATAGGAATACCAGGAGTTCAGCTAAAAGAGCAAAATGGTGTTTCTCGATATACTAATTTGCCAGATACAGGGTTTCCATCTGGTAGCACAATTAGGATAACTAAAGATGAAGATAATGAATAGAAAGGAGATTAAAAATGGCAGGCGCATATGATTTTCTTAAAGTGGCAGTTCCTCTTGTAGTTGGAGGTTCTTTAGCACATTCATATTTAGGTAATAATACTACTACCCAAGCATTACCACCCCAACCTACTGCAGTATCGCCACAACAAAATAGTAGTTTTTATGAAGCTCAACAGGAGATACATCCTTATATAAAAAATCATCAAAATTTTATGAGTAGAGTTACTCAATCATTAGCTGATTGGATTAATCAAAAAAGACCTAACCTATATGAAGTTAATGCAGTGATGAATGCAATAGCACCATTAATAGAACAATCAAAATATTTAGCTGATACTGCTGTAAGAACAGCACAAGCACGAGCGGTTGAAAACATGCATATGTTCGATACTCTATATGGGGGAGATAATCAAACCCCAGGAGTGAATGGAAATCCTAATAATGCCACAAGTAACGCTACGAGACTAAATCAGGCAGTAAACTTTGTTTTTGGAAATAAAAACAAGAATATGGATGCTAATGCATACAAGGTAGCAAATGATTTAGGTCTAACACAATCAAATAATCCATCATCAGGAACTAATAATACCCAGCAAGCATTACCAAATAATAACAATACAAACTATTGGAAGGATTTGGCGGATTGGAACCTTTACAATGGTAGTGCATCACAATGGTAATTTATTACTATGCAATAATTATAAAGGCATAGGAAATGATTTCGAAGAAACATAAAATGAAAACGTTTTCATTTTTTGAGGTGCTATAATGGACGATTTACAGCAACGTATTCAATTATTTGAAAATACATTGAGGCAACAAGGTTATACTGATGACCAAATAAATTCATATAAGCAGCAGTTTGGAATACCACAAGTTCAGTCTGCATTGCCTGTCGGCCAACAGTTATGGCGAGCACCTTTTCAAGCTGCCGAGAGTATGGCTCCTCAAACATTAAATTTAATTGGTCAAGCCCTTGATTATGTTCCTGATAGAATTTTTGGTGCAAAACCTGATAGTAATTGGAGATTTCTACAACAAAAAATGCAGCAAGCAGCACAAGATTGGCAGCAAAGAATTAATCAAAATTATGGAGGCACACCTGAACAATTATACACAAATCCAATTGCTAAAATAGAACATGGAGTTGTAAGTGCTTTACCAGTTATGGCTGCTTCTGCTGCCGCTCCAGAGGTAACACTACCAGCACTTTTTGCATCATCTGCTGAACAGGCACATCAAGAAATGCCTTCTAATCAATCGCAGGGTTTATATCCTGAAGCATTTGGGTTAGTCAATACAGTAGCCCCTGGTATTCTTGGCAAAGTTACTCGTGGGGTATTAGCATCTAATGTTGTATCTGATACATTAAAAGCAAAATTGGCAGAAGCTGGTAAAGCTGCATTAGCTGATGCTGTTACGATGGGAGCGCAAGGTGCTTTGAATAAAACTCTTGAAGGGGCATCAGGTATTAACCCAAATGTTACTGCATCAGATATAGGCAAAGAAGGCCTTGAAAATGCTCTTGTTGGTGCTGTTCTTGGCGCAGGAACAGTAGGTGCTAAAACTCTAAAGGAAAGGTTGGCAAAGAATCAACAAAATGCAACTTCTGGAGCACAATTAACACCTGAAAAAGCAGCTGAATTACATGCACAATTTAGTCTTTTACATAATAAGGATTACGATAACTTATCTCCTGAAAACCAACAATTAGTCCAACAAGCCTATACTAATTGGACAGATAATCCAGATGAAATAGCTCAAAATTTTGCTAAATATAAAGATATTATACCAATAGTTATGGACTTAAATAAAGTTTATAATAAAGATAATCAGCAAATACCTGATGTAATTAAAGAAGCAATGCCTTATACAATGCACGCAGGTGATTTACCAAAAATAGATTTAACACAATCTGGCAATAATCAATCACAAGAACCAATAATGAATGGTAACTTTGAAGTTTACCATAAAAATAATTTTACACAATTACTTGATAGACCTAATAAGCTTGTCATGACTTTAGT